CTCACTGCCTTTTTTCCGCTGACCCCTACCTTTTTGAGAGCCTTATCTAGTACACGGGGAAGATTAGGATCATATGAAGATACTATCTGATTTTCACCCCAATCTGATTCAGATTTGAACTCATGTTTTGTATTTTGATATACATCGTCTTTACCTTCTTCGCTACGTACTGCTGCTATGGCAACACCGAATCTATACTGTCTATAGAAATCTTGATTCTGCAATTCAGGAATTACATATGTATTAGGCAGTGAAGTTGCCACCACTTCTAATGCATCATGAACATCAGAAAGTTTCTGCTCTGTAATAAATTCTCTGGCGCGCATTTTAATTTTCTGTGGTAATAAAGACGTTGCCGGTTTCGGTAACAATACCGTCGCCATTTTCTGCTATCATAGGAACACCTACACCCAAATCACCCTCAAATGTTATTTGATAACTTATAAAATGATTTATTACTACATTTTGTAGGGGATTTATTAGTATACGAACATTACCGTTGAACACATCCATATCATATTGTGTAAGCCAGTTGCCTACATTAGTAATTCCATATACTGTGTATTTTACGTCTGACAGGTCATTATAAGTTTGTGCTCCTAAAAACACCATTTGACTATCATTGTTATCTTCTCTGTAACTCTTGATTTGTATAAGACCCATTGTAAATTCGTTAGCAGGATATTCGAAAATGACTTGTTCAGGAGCATCATCTAATGTAACAGCACTAGTAATATTTGCGCTAGTTTGCTGTAGGTAAACAAAGTTGTTGTTTATTTTTTGGAACGCTGTACGTAACGGATCACCTTCTCCGTCATTAGGTAAAGTTCCAACATTTACTAACTGAATTGCCATATTCGGGACTCCTACTAGTATTTAGCATAAATATATTCATATGTGGATAATCAATTGGTTACCTGAAACATTCGTTCACATCATATTTCTAGCAGGTGTGATCGGTACAATAGCAGGATTCGTACTAGGATTCTTGCCCTTTATCGGAAAATACAAACTACCCATACAGATTATAAGTCTACTACTATTATCGTTGGGAGTCTATTTAGAGGGTGGATTATCTGAAAAAGCAAAATGGGAACTGCGTGTAAAAGAGATGGAAGCTAAGGTCGCTGAGGCGCAGGCCAAAGCAGCAGTGGTCAACACTCAAATCGTAGAAAAAGTAGTCACTGAGAAAGAATATATCAAAGTCAAGGGTGCCAAAGTAGTTGAATATATAGATAGAGAAGTGAAAGTATTTGACAGTAATTGTACTGTTCCTGAAGTAGCAATCAAAGCACATGATATGTCAGCAAGTAATGAGGCACCACCAGAAAACACAGTTACAGTCATCAAGCAGGAAGGTGAAACTAATGAATAAACTACTACTATTTTGCGTAGCAATTACACTTTCTGCTTGTACGACTACAGTTCCCGTCACTGCTAAATTCCCAGAAGCACCTGAAATACTACTAGTAGATTGCGACAAACTAGATAAGATTGGCAAAGACAAAGTACTATTCAGTGAGTTCCTAAAGACAGTTGTAGGTAACTATAACAAGTACCATATGTGCGCTGCTCAGAATGCTGCTTGGAAAGAATGGTACAAGCAACAAAAAGAAATTTTCGATAATATAAGCAAAGAACAATGATTATCAATATATGGAGTACTCCTAGAACCGGTAGTAACTGGTACTCTGCCTTTATTCTACAGCAGCATAAAAAACTAAACCCTATTGCTAAACGTATTTCGCAATATCTAAATCACTATCATCTAATAAATTATCACGGAGATAGTGATTGGTTTTATGAATATAAAGCAGGAGGATCTTACCCATACTATTATTATGATCAGTTGAAGCAAAGTATTGAAGCAAAGGCAGTTTTTGGAAAAAGAACAAGAAATCCCGAAGAAGAAGAAAATTACAGGATAGAATTGTTAGAGAAACACAATCATACAAAAATTTCTTTAGTAATGCATAATCATGTTGCTCCTATGTCAGAAAAGTCCTATAACTATTTGTTTCAAAAAGCAGATAAAAATATTTTTTTATATAGAGAAAATATCGTAAACCAAATGTCAAGCTACGCACTAGCATATGGTACAAAACAATGGAAACCCACTAATCAAAATATAACATATGAAAATATAGATGTTGCTTTTGAAGTATTAGAAAATCTATTTGACAGAATTATGTTTTGGCACAAACTAGATAAAACAGGTTGTGACGTAATAAAATATGAAGATTTAGACTTCAACTATAATACAGAAAACATGCCACAAAAGCAAAATGCAATTAGTGCGTTAGAGCAACTGTCAGCCAAAACTCAAAAAATAATATTGGATTATGACTCAAGATTGAAAGAATTCTTTTACCTTACCAGCAACAAACTCAACTTCTCCATCGCTTAGTTCAGGGTAAATCGGCAAACTCAATAAACCTCTTGTTAGATTTACACTGACACTCAACATATCAGGTTTAGCGTATATGTGTTTAGCAACAGGCAGTTCACTTAGTGCCTTAGCATAATGAATTTTAGTTTCAATACCTGCATCAGTAAGGTATTGTTGTAGTTCATTTCGTTTATCAGTATATACAACAAACTTTTGATCGGCGTGTACTAGATGGTCGCGACTCAAACAACGAACATCTACATTACGTAACTCATCCAAATAGTAATGACGAATTTCTTTACGACGCCACTGCCACTTATCAATATAGTTGGCACGTACTGACAAGTGTGCGCAATCTAGTTCGCTCATTCTGCTATTAGTACCTGCACTTTCATGATCAGGTTTGCCGTTGCTACGATAACTATAAGCGTACTCGTATAACTCACGATCATTAGTTACTATCGCACCACCATTACCGCTAGCATTTAGATTTTTAGTTGGATCAAAACTAATAGCCATGCCACTACCAGTATTATCAGCAACAAGCCAATGCTGCGCGCCATCTACTACATCATTATAATTGTGACCAGTAACAGCCTGTAGTGTTGGGTTAGCCCCATACAATCCTACATTACATGAAAACTTAGTAAAGTTAGATAACAAGTTTTCTTTATCTGGCTGCATCAAGCCATTTTTATCTGTATCAACTAACTCAATTACAAACCCTGCTTTGTTGAAAGCATTGAGTGTAGCAACGTATGTGATATTAGGTATTCTAACTACAGGTGGGTGATCAAAATTATCATCAGATGTTTTACGCACCCAACGTGCGATTATTTCTAATGCTTGTGTACCACTATGTACAGTCAATGCAAAAGTTGTATTGGTTCTAATAGCAAGCCACGTTTCAAAGGCAGCGGTGTAACTGCCATTCATTAGTTCGCCACTGCGTAATACTAAGTCAGTGGCTTCTAGTAACTCTGCTTTTAGATTTTTATACTGTCTTGCTAGACCAAAATGGGCTATTGTTGAGCCACTCATAATATTTTTCGAATCCTTCTTCTACATCAACTTTAGGATCGTACCCAAAATCTCTACGTGCTGCATCAATATTCAATGCACCGCGACTTGGGAAGTCGGCGTCTTTACCGCGCACTTCAATACTACCCTTACCTACAATTTTTACAGCAAGTTCGGCAGCATCAAGTAATGTGCGACTATGGCTCTTAGTTATATTGTATGTTTTATTATCTGTATTGTCACTAAGTGCGGCAGCCACAATTCCATTAGCAGCGTCATCAACGTAGGTGAAGTCTAGTGTCTCGTTTGCACCATTGACTTTGAGTGTGCCACCGCGCATAGCAGTAAGCATAAACTTTGCGATAACGCGATCTTCAACGTCCAGTGGACCGTAAACAGCACTCGGACGAATAATAGTATGTATCAACCCGCAATTACGAGTATAGTCTCTTACTAACCATTCACCTGCAAGTTTCATAATACCATATTGCCCTTGAGGGCGACAAATAGCATCTTCTGTTACATCATCTTTGAAATCACCATAAACCATGCTACTACTAATGTAAAGAAATTTTTTCACTTTATGGGCTTTTGATTCTTCTAATAGATTGAGCAACCCTTCGCTCATTACTCTAGCGCCAATTGGTGGATTAGCATTGACAACTTTCTGTCGCGGGAAGCTAGCCATGTGTATAACAATGTCTGGCTGAAAGCGACGAAATACATGATTCATCAAGAATCTATCGCTGATATCGTGCTGATAAAATTCAGTAGCACCTGTTACTTTTAGACGTTCATCCATGAGATAGTCAATCTCCGGTTGAGGTATAATACCATAATTAGTTTTTGTATCAACTACACATACACGATGCTTCAAATCACGTAGTTTACGTACAACGTTATGGCCAATAAGACCATATCCACCTGTTACTAATATATCACTCATATTTCAATTTCCAGTATGTTAGTGCTTGTCCGTCTAACCAAGCATGTATCGTGTAGACATATCCAAAACTAGTAGGATCGACTTGACGTTTCCACATGGGCTTTTCTACACTGTTTTCCATGATCCATTTACCTGCGTCAGTTTGTTGCCACTTCCAAATAGGATCAGCAACGAAAAGATCAGGATCTTCTACGTCACCCATATATATTTTGTGTGCGATAACTTCTTGTGTCATACTGCCATCTTAGCCTTGATAGTATCGTGACTTTGATAATTCTCTAACTTGATATCACTCATAGTAAATTTATCAATGTTTTTGATTTCTGGGTTCAACCATAGTGAAGGTTGAGGATACATCTCCCGACGTAATTGTTCGTTCACTTGTTCAACATGATCACTATAGATATGGGTATCGCCCGTTGATATTATTAGTTCGCCAACCTTTAGATCACATACTTGCGCAATCATATGCGTGAGTAAGGCATAACTTGCTATGTTGAATGGTAAACCCAGAAATACGTCTACACTACGCTGATACATATGGCAGCTAAGTTCTTTATTCTTGCTTACATAGAATTGACTCATAACATGACAAGGTGGCAATGCCATTTGATCTAGTTCACCTACGTTCCATGCTGATAGTATATGTCTGCGACCATTAGGATTAGTTTTCAATCCTTCAATCAATTCTTTTATTTGATCAATCT